GGCAACACCGACCCCAAGGACAGCTTTTTCTCCTGCCGCCGCTACATGAGCTGGCGCGCCAATAGCTTCATCCTGACCTACTTCCAGAAGGTTGACAGCCCCCTCAACAAGCGGCTGATCGAGGCTATTGTGGACAGCGAGAACGTGCGCGGCAACAGCTATGTTGCCATCGGCGCTGCCGCCCGTGACGAGATCGTGTATCTTGAGGAGGAGAACCCCGTTACCGACCTGATGAACGGTAAGATCACCTTCCACCAGTACATGACCCCCTACACCCCTGCGGAGGACATCGAGGACATCATCGAGTTCGACCCCGACGCGCTGGTTAGCGCCTTGAGCTGATAAGGGAGGGACGAAACCATGAGTATCAGCAACAACTACATCCCCGAGAAGATCAATGACTTCAACACCTATCTGGACGGAACCAAGATGATCGGTGTTGCGGCCTCCGTCACTCTGCCGGAGGTCAAGATGAAAACCAGCACCGTTTCCGGCGCTGGCATCAACGGCGAGATCGACAGCCCCACCATCGGCCAGTTCGAGAGCATGGAGCAGGAGATCGACTTCAATGTGCTGTACAGCAGCGCCATGGATATGCTGTCTCCCCTGTCCGTGGTCAACCTGACGCTGCGCGCCGCCCAGCAGGTCTATGACAAGACCGGCGGCTACGCCTTCAAGGGCCTGCGCGTGGTGGAGATGGGCCGCGTCAAGACCTTCAACCCCGGCAAGGTGGAGAAGGGCGAGGGCATGGAGGCCAAGGTCGTTCTGGAACTGACCTATCTGCTGGTCGAGAACGACGGACAGCCCTTACTTGAGGTGGACAAGCTGAACGGCGTCTACAAGGTCAACGGTAAGGATATGCTGGCTGGCATCTCCGAGCTGACCTAAAACCAATCAAACACAAAAACGCAGGCTCTATCTTCCGCACCGGAGGATAGGGCCTGCGCCATATTCAAATCGAAAGGAGCACTACCATGTCTGACGAGAAGAACATTCAGGCGGAGACCAACGAGGAGGCCGTGGAGGCCATGCAGGAGGAGCGCCGGGTGGTAGACCTGGGCAAGCCCTATAAGTTCGAGGATACGGAATACACCGAAATCGACCTGACCGGGCTGGATAAGCTGACTGTGAAGGACGCCATTGACATCCAGAGACAGCTTTTCAACGAGCGAGAGGTGGCGGCGGCCATGCTGACCGAGACCACCACCGCATTTGCCAGAGCGGTAGCCGCCAAGGCGACCGAGCTGCCTATTGAGGTTTTCAAGCTGATGCCTCGCGGCGCAAGCCGCAGAGTGGCGGCGGTCGTGCGCGGATACCTGAACGTGGAAGCGGCCACGGAAAACCACGTGATGCAGCTTGCCAAGCCCTATCACTTCAAAGGCAAGACCTATACCGAAGTGGACCTGAACGGCATCGCAGACCTGAACAGCATGAACGAGAGCGAGGCGGAGAACAGACTGACCCGCGCGGGCTTTGTTGTGACGGAGACCTCCTACAACTTCCTGTTTGCCTGCATCCTGGCGAGCATGGCGACCGGACTGCCGGAGGAGTTTTTCACAGGGCTGCCCCTGTATGAGACCCTGAAACTGAAAAACGCGGTGAACGACAGCGGTTTTTTCGAGTAAAGGGCGGCGCGAAAGCGCTGCGGCAAGCGGCCATCCGCCTGTCAGCCGTGACCAGAACGGGCGTGGATTTCTACCTGAAACTGCCCGTGGAGGAGTTTATAGCGCTGAATAATGAGGTGGCGGAAGAATGGCGCAGAACAAAACATTAGAGTTAAGCATTAAGATCGCCGGTAAGGTAGACAAAAGCCTGACGGCGGCTATCAACAATACCAATAACCTGATGGGCAGCCTGACCACCACCATGAGCAAGGTGGGTACGGCGGGCCTTGCGGCCATGGGCGCACTGACCACAGCGACGATTGCCGGGCTGGCGAAAGCCACCGACACGGCAAGGGAGTTTGAGGCCAGCATGGCCGACGTGGTGAAGTACGTGGACGGTTTGGCGGACGCCACCGGAAAGATCAGCGACAAGCTGGCCGACAACGGAAAGACCTTCGCAGAAAACTACGGCACCATGAAGGACGCCATTCTGGACTTGAGCACCCAAATCCCCTTTACGGCGAACGAGCTGACAGAGCTTGCCGCCGCAGCCGGTCAGTCCGGCAAGGCGATGGAGGACCTTATCAAGACAGATGCCAGCGGCAATATCACCGGCTTTTTGCGTGATGTTGCCATGGCGGGCGTCGCTATGGACATCAGCGCAGACCAGGCGGGCAACTGGGCCGCCAAGTGGGAAAAGGCCTTTAACATGGACCACAGCCAGGTCATGGTGCTGCTGGACCAGATCAACTACCTGGGCGCAAACAGCGCCACCACGGCGGCGGAAATCGCGGAAGCGGTGAACTCGGCGGCTTCGCTGGGTCAGATCGCAGGCGCGGACGTGGCTACCACGGCGGCACTGGCTGACGCCATGCTGGCAACGGGCGTAGCCAGCGACCGCGTGGGCACCAGCATCAAACGAACCTACACCAACTTGAGCAAGGGAGCCAGCGCCACAAAGGCCCAAAAGGAAATGTGGCAAGAGCTGGGTATGTCTGCGGAAGGCATCGCAAAGTCGATGCAGGTGGACAGCGTGGGCACGCTGCTGACCGTGTTCGACGCGATCAACAATCTGCCGGACGAGCGACAGGTGGCGGCCTTGAGCACGCTGTTTGGACAGTGGGCCATCGAAGGTAACGCAAAGATCGTGGGCAACATGGACGTGTTCACGGATGCGCTGAAAATGGTGAGCGACCCGAACCTCTATGCAGGCAGCATGGAGCGGGAGTTCATCATCAAGGCCAGCACATCGGAGAGCATTGACGCCATGCTGGCGAACACCAAGTACGCCATGGCGGTCGAGATCGGCGACGCCTTCCTGCCTGCCAAGAAAGAGTTCAGCCTGGCGATGATCGACTTCCTGAACACCATCCGGGGCAATATGCCGGAGCTGGAACAACTGGCGGGAACGCTGGGCGAGCTGGCGAGCGGCGGCGTTGCAAAGCTGGCAGAGGTCATGGACAAGTCACTGCCATACATCCAAAAGGGCCTCGACTACCTGGCGAACAACGGCCCGGAAGTGGCTGAAACGCTGGGCAAGATCGCAGCGGTATTCGTGGGCATGAAGTTTGCCCCGGGCATCGAAAGCCTCTTGAGCGGAGCGGGAAGCCTGCTTATGGGCACTCCCGGCGGCGGAGGCGGAAAACGCTCCGGCGGACTGGTCGGCGGTATCTCCAACCTGTTCAAGGGCGGCCAGAAGGCCGGTGGAGCTGCGGGAGGTCTGGCGGCTGCATTTGGAGGCGCTGCATCCGGCAACGGATTTTTCACAACATTAAGCGCCATGGCGTCCAGCCTGATCTCCGGCAACGGCATCAAGGGGACGACCGGACTGCTGGACGCGGCGGCGGGAACCCCCGGGCTGCTGTCCGGCTATCAGGGCGTAGGAAGCGCCATTCGGAACAGGGTCGGCGGGAGCGGCATCGGCCAGTATCTCGGCGGCATCTTCTCCTCTGTCGGAGACCTGGGAACCACACTGGGCAACACCAAGGCAGGCGGCACGATCAGCGGCGTGCTGAACAAGCTGACGCTGCCTCTGCGTAAAGGCATCGCAGGTGTGGGCGCTGCGGCGACCATTCAGGGGAGCATCTTTCAGCAAAATATCTCGGGGCTGCTGGGCAAGGCTGGCGGCTTCCTGGGCGGTATCGCAAGCTCCGGGCCGGGTAAGGCTATCGGCGGCTTGCTGGGCGGCCTGGGAAGCGTGGCAAGCTCCGGCGCTGGCGTACTCGGCAGCGTATGGGGTCCCATCGCCTCGGGCTTTGGCAGCATCTTTACAGGAGCCGCGCCGGTTATCGGCGTGATCTCGGCGATCATCGCCGTGGTAAGCATCCTGGGAGACAACATAGACAGCATCCGGGGCATCGTCCAGAACGTATTCGGCGACGAGGGACTGGCGATCTTCGACAGCTTCCTCGGGGTGCTGCAAAACGTGGGCGACTTCATCAGCGGTCTATTCGTGGACGGCGGCGTGGCGGAAGCTATGGCCCCGCTGCGGGACAGCATCGTGAACCTATTCGGACCGGAAGCGGGCGCGGCCTTTGACGGGCTGACAACCATCCTGCAATCGGTCATGGGCGTCGTAGGCCAGATCGTGAACTTCGCCAACACAACGGTGAAGCCGATCATTCAGGAAATCTTCGGGTTCCTGACCACGACGGTATTTCCCACGATTATGAACCTGTTCACGCAGGCGGCCCCGTACATCGCCGGTATCATCTCCGGCATCGGCTCCGCCGTGATGACGGGTATGCAGATCATCGGCTCGGCCATTCAGGCGGCGCTCCCTGTCGTGGAGAAAATCGTCTCCGTGATTATGAGCATCGCTTCCGTGGTGGTGCCCGCCGTGCTGGCCGGTATCAATGCGCTGGCATCCGGCATAGGCCCTATCCTTGAGAGTATCAAAACGATCTTTGACGGGCTGATCTCTTTCATCACGGGCGTGTTCACCGGAAACTGGACACAGGCGTGGGAAGGCGTGAAGCAGATATTCGCCGGTGCGTTCAATGCGCTGGAAGGCCTGCTGAAAACGCCGGTCAACGCAGTCATCGCCCTTATCAACAAGGCAATCTCCGGCATCAACGGACTGGGCCTGACAATCCCGGACTGGGTGCCCGTGATTGGCGGCAAGAGCTTTTCCATCAACATCCCGGAAATCCCGATGCTTGCAAAGGGCGGCTTTACCGACGGCGTGAGCATCGCGGGCGAGGCCGGGCGAGAGGCTGTCATCAGCTTCCAGCGAGGCGTGCGGGCGCAGAACATCGCCACCTGGGCACAGGCTGGCCGGATGCTGGGCGTCAGCACAGAACAGGCCTTGCACGCTGTGGGAGGCGGAAACGTCGTAGAGCTGAAAGAGGTCGGCGGCGGGTCGGATGACGGCCCGGGTGGCGGCTTCACATTTGCGCCGAACATCATCATCCAGGGCAACGCAGACCGGGATGTGATCGACGAGGCGCTGCGTCAGGCCAAGGAGCAGTTCGAGGCCTGGTATGAACAGATGGTGCGCAAGCGCGCCAGAATGAGCTATTAACGAAAGGGGCAGAGCATGGCATACACGACAAAGAGCGGCGACACGTGGGACGTGATCGCCAAAGAGGTCTACGGAAGCGAGTACCATGCCGACGCCCTGATGGCGGCGAACCCGCAGCATATCGGTACATTTCGCTTTTCTTCCGGGGTGGTGCTGACCACCCCGGAGGTAAAGGACGCCAGAGCGGGCACGCTGCCGCCGTGGAAATACGAGGCAAGCTATGAATAAGGCAAGAAGCATCGGACTTTCGGTGCTGTACCGGAACACGCCGTACTCCGTACTGGTGCAGACGGTAGAGCAGGTGGAGCAGGCAGAAGGCAGCGGAAGCGCCGCGTCGGCCAGCTCCGGCGGAGGAGCCACGGCGGGCGCGCCGGTGACACTGAACAACACCCCGCTTTATGTGAGCAGCACGGCCAAGAACCCGGCCACCCACAAAACGGGCACGTATTACTACTACGACGGCATCCTGATAAACGGGCGCTACCGCATCACAAACACCCCGTCGCGGGTGGGAAAGACGCCGGTGGGCCAGAACGTGACCGGATGGATGGACGCCGGAGAGGGCGGCACAGAGGCCGCAGAGGCCATGCCGCAGACCACCGTGACCAAGATCGTGTCCACCCTGGGCGCGGGCGCGGGCACGGACATCGCCCCCTATGTGGAAAACCTGACCTATGTAGATAACGCTGCTGATGACAGCGACACCATTGACATCACCCTGGACGCCCAGGACCGCAAATGGCTGTGGGACTGGATGCCGCAGAAGGGCACGACGCTGTATCCCCGGCTGCTGGGACATGACTGGAACCGGCCCGGGGACGAGCGGGCCATAGACTGCGGATTGTTCGTGGTGGATGACGTGAACTACTCCGACACCCCGACCACTTTGCAGCTCGGCGGCGTGAGCAAGCCCAGCGACAGCAATTTCAGCGAAACGGACCGGGCGACCACGTGGAAGAACACCTCTGTCAAGCGCATCGGTGAGACCATCGCGGCCCGATATGGGCTGGGCTTCACCTATGATGCGGAGGACTACGAGATCGAATGTGACGAGCAGGACGGGACAGACAGCAGCTACTACAACAGCCTGTGCCAGAACTACGGACTGGTGCTCAAGGTGTATGCGCGGCGGCTGTGGGTCTATGATCGGGAGGCCTACAAGGCCAAACGGGCGGTACGGAACTTTGACCGGACCGACATCATCCGAGGGAGCTTGAGCTGGACCACTACCCTGTCCGGCACGTACACCGGCGGCACCTTCGACTATACGGACGCAGACAAGGACTGCGACATCTCCTGCGCGGTAGGCGGCGGGACGCATATCAAGGCGGTCAACCGAAGAGCCACCAGCGTACAGGACGCGGCGGTTCAGCTCTGCGCAGAGCTGAACAGGGCCAACCACGGCACGATCAAGCTGCGGTTCTCTGTTCCGGGCGATTGGTCGGTGAGCGCGGGCAACACGATCACCATTACCGGCTACGGCGGCGGACCGGACGGCGGCGAGGGCGGCATCAACGGCAAATACTTTGTGGACAAGGTGACACACAAGTATGCCAAGAGCGGCGGCTTCACCACGGCCTTTGAGTGCAGCGGCGTCCGAAAAGCCTTCCACCCCCATGAGGTGGGCGGGACCCTGCTGTACAACACGGAGGGGTCTGATGTGAGCGACACGGAGTACAGCACTACCTATGAGACCAGTACAGCAGCCAACGCAGCCAGCGCCCAGGCGGGCGCGGAAGCGGGCACTGCGGTGACGCTGGACAACGCGCCTTTCTACTACACCAGCACGGCCCCCAACCCGAGCTGCTATAAGAGCGGCGTGTTTTACTTCTACGACGGCATCCTGATAAACGGACGCTACCGGATGACCAACAGCGCGGACCGCTGCGGCAAGCTGCCGGTGGGCCAGAACGTGACAGGTTGGGTCCCTGTGAGCTACTGCGGCACCGGGGAGAGCGAGTAAGGAGGCCGGAATATGTCGGAAAGCATCATCCGCACGGGGCGGGTCAGCTCCATAGATTACGAGAGCGGAACCTATGAAGTGACCTATGCCGACCGTGGAAAGACCGTGACACGGCAGATAAACGCCATGAGCAACGGTGAATACAAAATGCCGAGGGTGGGCCAGATCGTGAGCGTTTGCCATATCAGCAACGGCACGGCGGCGGGCACCACCACCGGCACAGTGTGGAACAAAAGCAATAAACCGGCGGAGGGCTTCGACGGCCTTTACCGCAAGGAATACGGCACGGCGGCGGGACAGGCCTACGAGCGGTACGACGCCAACACCGGGACCTACACCCAGTTCACCGACAAGCGGACCGGGCGCAACTGCAACGGAGAGATATTCGACGAGGCAAAGGGCCCGATCAGCATGATCGCGGAGGAGCTGGTGCAGATCACCAGCCGGGGAAAAAGCGTCAGCGTCCACGGCAAGGAAGGTGTGGGCATCGGCGCGGAGAAAAGCGTGACCATTGACGCCGGGGAGAACATCAGTCTGGAAGCCGAGGGCGACCTTGACGAGGGCGTGGGCGGCGACCGGGCCTTGATGGTGGGCGGAAAGAACACCGAGCTTTACGGTGGCGAGGTGGAGCGGGAGTTTCAGGGAGACATCCAGGACACCGTGACCGCAGCCGTTACGCTGAATATCACCGGCGCGGTGACGCTGAACATTAACGGCGTGTCCATCACCATCGGAGAGAGCGGAGACGTTTCCATCCAATCCGCCGGGAAAATCAATATGACGGCGCAGGCAATACACCTGGCGGGCAGCTCCGCCACGCTGGACCTGTGACCGTTTACGGATAGGAGGTCAAGACGATGGCGGTGGGCAGCTATATGG